TTAGAGAATTAAGAGATAGGTTTGAGCAACAATGGATAAATGGTGGCTTCATCTTTGGTTACGAGAATGAAATCAATGAGAATCACAACAATGACTATCCATTACTTGTTGTCTTACCACCAACATCAGAACTTCCTGCTACGGAAGGCGATGTGCAAGAGGAATACACTTTCGAGTGCCTAGTCGTTAAGCCATACTATCAAAACCAAGCAGGTTCGCTTGATGTAGTATTTAGCTTGTTGGAACAAGAAGCATTGACTTGGCTACAAAGAGTGTTAGATAGCTATGCAAACAAAGAAGTAATTTTAAGTCCTGACAGTATATCTGTTGAACGAGAAAAAGAGTTGTATAACGACAAGTTGATACAGGTCAGGCTTACTTTTACTTTAAATGCGTTTTCTCACAGCCTTTTAGCTATTGACGAAGCACTTGTATCGGCTTATAGTCCAAAAGTATGGTTAAAGGCAGATATGGGTGTTAAAACGGAGTTCTTTGGAGGTAATGAAGTGGTTAACAAGTGGATTGACCAAAGTGGCAATGGAAATCACTTTGAGCAAACAACAAGCACATATAAACCTTTGTTTAAGTATGAGGAAGGTCAAAACGGTTATCCATACCTTGAGTTTGATGGAACTAATGGTTTTATGAAATGTGTTAATGATGGAATCAATAGCAATGGTCTAAATGAGTTTCACACTATAGTGTGGGTTGCTTTACCTGATATTAATACTAGCGGTGTTTTCTTATCAAAGAAATCAACATTTCCTAATACTGAAAGATTTGAAATAAATTCTACTGCTACAGGCTCAAATTATCGTTGGAAAGTTGTTGTTAATGATGATGATAATGACGAGATAGTTTCTACTGATTCGCCAAGAACAAAAACAGCAGTTATGGGTTATTATCTTCATAATAAATCCGTTCATCTTTTTGGAAATGGTGTTCACGAAAGTACATCAACAAACTCAGCTTTTGACCACGATGGTTGGGATTTCGGAACAGAGCAACCTATTATTTTAGGAAGTAAAAGAGATTCTTCTCCAACAGAGCCATTTAAAGGTCAAGTTCAAGAATTGATAATATTCAACTCAGACCTTACAGATGAACAAATAGTACAAGTACAAAATTACCTAAAACATAAATACAATATATAATGGCTGCTAACTTAAATTTAATAGACCAACCAAAAAGCACAGTTCAAAGTGTTTATAGCCCTATAAAGTTTACCGCTAGGGTAGATTCTACGGATAGAGATAGATACCCTAGTTGTAAGGTATCTATAACACCAACAAATATCGATGAAACATTAGACGCTTCTCGTAGGGTTGATATTAGAGTTCAGCCAAGTATAGATATTCCTAACTATGCTGATACAGAAAGTCCTAACACAACTTACCTTTATTACACAATAGATGTATCAAGCATATTAAGAGATTTTGTTTCTTATGATTTAAGACCCTGTACTCACGATACAAGCAATAATGTTAGAAGGGATATTACTATGGGTCAAATGTCTTTAAATACATTTCAGTTATTTAAGGTTGAGTTTTTCTTAGAGGAAATAATAGATGGTGTTCTAACAACAAGTGACACATCTTCAGAAAAAGATGATGGAGATGTAACTGCTGTGAACTCAGCTTTATTGCACGAGGAAGAACATTTCTTAGCCATAGGGAATGAATTGTTGAATGGAGCATCAGTACAAGCTCAAGGAAACTTATTAGATGTTTTGTATAAGCATAGTTGCGATGCTGAGTATGAAAAGAATAGACAAAAGTATCTTACTACAAAGCCTGTAAATCACAGAATAATAGGTCACGATGAGTGTGAGTATCTTTCTTTTATATTTCACGATAATGGCTCGGTACACCCTAGAGTAAAAGTTAGTCTTAATGATTTTGATGGTAATCCAATAAATAACTCAGCGGGAACAGACTATGTTATCACGATAGATAATACAACTGATGGTAGTGGTAATATTGGCGCACAGCTAAACTCATTTGCAAACATATCATCAGGAGTTGTAGAACCAACAGTATCGGTAGTTCAGGTTGGTGTTGGAACAAGAAACATAAAAGAAACATCTGACGCACAATGGGTAAATAATGAAGCATTAACTGACTTCTCAAATGTGGGTAGCTACACAGTATATACAGAAGATACATCAGGAAATAAAATAGGTGAGGATATTACATATTATATCGACCACACTAGACAAAGAGTTAATGGTGTTAGATTTCATTGGCAGAATAGATTAGGCGGTATTGATAGCTACACATTTGATGGTGCATTTACAGAAGGAATTAACATATCTTCTAAGTCGTATGAACAAAGCATATATCCTCAGTTTAGAGGGCAATTAGGTGGCTCTGAGGGTGATACCAATGTTCTTCAAGGAGATTTACCACCTTATCATCTTGCAAATTCTCCTATAACTTACGGAGCTACCGTTCCTAGAGTAGCGGGTCTTACTGATGATAAATATCAATCTGTTAGAAAGTCAAAGGTAAAAGCTGTTAAGGAAGGAACTGCTATATCAAGACCTTATGGATTTGGAGAGCAAGATATGTTTGAAGATTTGTTGGCTTCACCAAATGTATGGATAGAGAAAGGTTGGATAGGTAAAGAAGTGTTTAGAGAAGATTGGAGTGGTTATAGTGCTGTATCTAACATTACTGATAATTGGAATGTTGAAGATGGTGACTTTACCACTAACGGTTCTTTTGAAACTGCCAAAGGTCACATAACAGGAACAAGGTGTTATGAGAAGGGTGATAATTCAGGTGATGATACACTTTGGGCATCAAGCAAAAAGTTCGTCAAGTACAATCCAAAAAGCATATACGAAATTGAGGTTAGAATAAAAAGTGAACACGACAGCACAGGTGAAGAATATGTTGGTTTTACAGGTTATGCTGCCGACAAAACAACTAAAATAAGCACAACAGGTGCTGACCAATTTGGCAACGCACACTATGTTACTTTAAAAGAATATGACCAAACAGTTGTAGATAAATGGAAAACATTTAGAGGTTACGTTACAGGACATTCTACAACTGCTGCTGTTCAGTCCAACAACGTAAATAACCCATCAACAGCATATACAGGTATTGAATTTATATCTCCAATGTTTTTGTTAAATCACGATGATGCAGCGGGAGAGGTTTTAATCGACTACATTGTAGTAAGAGAGTATCAAACAGACATACCTAACTCTAAGGGTTGGTATTCTACACTCAATAGAAACTACTATGTTCCTGTTGTTGTTAAGGATGCTAGTGTTACTACATTTGACAATGAGAACTTACAGAGATGTACTTTAAATTATATAGAAAGCAAAGCTAAAAGAACAATAGAATAATGGCAGAAATAAGAGTTGAGCTAAGAGATTTTACTGACAGCATATTAGGCAACCTTGATATTACATCGAGTGATGACTTTCCTTTGTCACTTAACTTTCAAAACTTTGATATTAGGGATTTTAATTCTCGTAGTGGTAGCTTTAGTAAAACTTTCAAAGTTCCTGCTACAAGGAATAACAACAAACTTTTCAATCATATATACAAAGATGGTAATGTTGACACTAGAAAAGTTAGAAAAGATATACCTTCATCAATATATGTTGATAATTTGCCAATTATAAACGGAACTTTAAGGATAACAAAGATTACTAGCTTGGATAAGGTGTTAGAGTATGACTGTCTTTTCTTTGGTGATAATATGGATTGGGCAAACACTATAAAAGAAAAAGATTTAAAAGATTTAAAATTTAGCTCAAGTTCATACACATCTTATCCTCCTACTAATATAACACCATTTACATTTGAAAATCCTCAAGGAATATCAGGAAGTAATTTCAATCAAGGAGCGCATAGCCACGAACAGTTTTCAGATAGTCAAGATAAATTAGTTTATCCTCTTGTTTCGGCAGGAGAAGGCGATAGTTCTAAGAATCAAGTTTTAGATGGTGACTTTGTTCCTTGTTTGTATTTAAAAAATATTTGGGATAAGATATTTGCTTCTGAAGGATATGAAGTTCAATCAACATTTTGTGATAGCGACTTTTTTAAATCTCTTATAGTTCCCTTAATATTTCAAAAAAATGCTGAAGTAGTAAATGAAAAGTTTGGAAAAATATCTAGAGAAACTGATGAGGATTTGACAAGTGAAATTAGTCTTTTCAATCATAGTGATGGAACTCAAACACTTAACAGGGCTGTTGGAAATCCTAGTGTTAACATATCTAACGAACCATTTACTGTTTATTATGTTTTTGGAGGTGACTCCTCTGTTGATTCGTTTGGCGGTGGTAATACATCAACAACAACGGGTAATGTTCAGAACGGTTCTTCAGGTCTAACATCAATGCTAGTAAAGAACGCTGAGGGCGAAATGAATATAAAGGTTGATATTGACCTTGAGGTTTTTGGAAATGAGTTCTCAGCATTTTTTCTTAATGACCAAGATGTAGATTTTCAAGTTCAAGGGTTTGTAGGAAAGGTTCTTAATGATGATGATGCTGATGTTTATGATGCTGACAATGTAGTTCTTCAAAGTGATTTACATTTCATTGAATTTAAAAAATCTAATAGTCCTGAAACTAGAACTATACCATTTACAGGAACAAAGGTTGTAAACGACCCTGTTGGAACAAAATATGTTTTTTATATATATTTTAGACTTATAGATTATGCTTCTTCTGATGCAGGTAGTGTAGGTCTTAGATTTAAAGAAGGAAGTTCCTTTGAGATATATGATACTGATGATTATGAGATTGATGATGAGATAGGAAATCCTGCTTTTCTTTTACCACAAGCAAAACAATCAGAGTTTGTAAGTGGAGTAGCTCAATTATTTAATCTTCAGTTCAAAACAGACCCGATAGCAAAAACAGTGTATATAGAGCCTTACGACCATTTTTATGAAGGCACATCTAACGCTGTTGATTGGAGTGATAAAATAGATTATTCAAAAAACATAGATGATGAATTTATATATGATATAAAATCTAAAATTACATTAAAATACAAAGATGCTAGTTCTGATGCTTTCTTAGAAAGATTTAATAAAAAGAACTTTGTTGATTGGGGTGCTTATGAGGAGTTAGATGACACAGGAGCTTTTTTTGATGGTGAATATACAGTTGAAAATAAGTTTTTTTCACCTACATTTAACTTTCACGAAAGAGAATATATTGATGAAACAGCAAATCATTCAATAATCAGAAGTCCATTGATACCTATATATCATTCTGATTTTACTGATTTATCAAAAACAACAGAAAGACCTGAAAAGGAATTTGATATAGGAGCTAGAATATTATTGTTGCCACCTAGAAACGCAACAACAGATAATGAAAACCTTAAAACAGTAATGTATTCTTCTGAAGATGGTGTTTTTACAGGGTACTCTTATGCTCCTGAAAACAACATTGATACTGATAGTTCTTTTAATAGAAATTTTGCTAGAGGACTTTTTATAAACATAGATAATCTTTATTATCACTATGATAACGACCAACTTGAATTTGCAAAGCTAAATAATGGTTACGAAGATGTTGACTTAAACCTATCTTTTTCAGATGTTAAATATGATGTTACAGGTAGTATAGATGCTAGTGGGGTTCACACAATGAGAGGATTGTATTTTTACTATTACAACAGAATGATTAATCAATTAAAACAAAAGCCTAGAATAAAAAATCTATATATAAACTTGGATAGAAAAGATATTGCTTTGTTAGATTTTCAAAAACTTGTATTTATAAATGGTGTTTATTATAGAATTAATAAAGTGATAGATTTTAAACCTCAAGATAAGAAATCAACTAGAGTAGAACTAACAGAGTATTATAATTTAGGTAGAGATGCTACATCTCAAGGTGAAGTTATGGATATGATAAATGGAATAGATTTATAATGAGAAGTATAAGAGCAAAATTAACAGAAACAAAAGCCAAGCCTAAACAGCAAGGTTACGATATTTATTGTACTGTAAGTGGAGTCTTATCTCCTGTTGTTTATACTAGAACAGAGATTGATGGTTCATCATACATTGACAATGTAAATCTAACTAAATCAAAAAGAGTTAGAAGGCAAATTTCTGCAAAGAATACTAGGTCAACATTAATACCTGTAACTGAAGGAGCTTCCACAATAAATGCTATCGCTTCATTTACTTATGATTACGGTTTGAAAGAATCAAGTGGTAACATTAGCTATTGGTTAAGCTCTTACGATAGAATAAATTTAGAGCAATCTACAACAGCAAATCAACCTGACTTAGGGTTGTATGGTAAAGGTGTTTTAGAACATTCTCCTATTTATTTTAAAAGAGATAACTCTGACTTTATGAGTTTAGACTCAGCTATAACAGTTTCAGGAGATTTTACAATGTTCTTTTATATAGAACCAATTCCTGTTGCTTCTTTACACAAGCAATATCGTTTACTAGGAAAAAGCGATGATAACGATATGTATATATCAATAGGAGAATCAATAAACGAATCATATAACATTAGTTTTGCTTCAGGTAGTGAGTATGCTACAACAGTATCAGGTTATTGGCAACCAAGTAGTAAGAGGCTATTGATTACAATTCAAAGAGAAGGCTCTAAGGTTTATATAAGAGAAAATGGAACTCAGGTGGCAACAGGAACAATACCAACTTCTGATTTTGTTTTTGACCAATTCGGTAAAATAGGAAATGTATCAATACCAACATTTAATGGTTCTCTTTATCATTTTTCTTTATACGATGGATATATATCAAATGAATTACAATCTATTGAGAACTCAATTATTAAAAAAGCATCATTAGCAAAAGGATAATGAAAGATATACTAAAGACATTTGATAGAGCAATTAATAAGGTTGGCAAGAGTTTTGTAGAAAAAATACAACAAGAACTTGTTAATCAGAACCATATTGCATCAGGACATCTGCACGATACTATGCACTATTCATTAGATGAGGGTAGCGACTATGTCGAGTTAATAATTCAATCCAAAGCAGACTATGTGAGAGAGGTCAATGAAGGTCAGAAGCCTTTTGATTGGGATGTGTCTGAGATAATGAATTGGATGGATGATAAGGACAAGAATGGAAAGAGTAAGAAGTTTCCAAGTGGAACACAAGAAAGATTACGAATAGCATATTTAATTGCAGCAGCAATAGCAAGAGAAGGTACTCCTACAAGAAATAGCAAGGAGTATTCTAATAATACATATAGAACAGGATTTATTAATAGAGTAGTAGGGAGTAATGAAAGACACTTTCTTAACGACATTGATAAATCAATATCAACAGATATAAATAACATATTTAAACAATTACCAAAACAAGTATAATGGCGAAGAAGCAACAAACAGTACATCAGATTAAAATACTAGGTCTTAATGATATTAAGGCTTTAAATGTTGAAATAGGAAAGTTAGCAGATAACTACGAGGGTTTAAAAGATGCAGCGAATGATGCCAAAGAACCATTAAAAGATACAGGCAAAGGTGCAGGTGGCGCAGGTAAAGGCATTGATAAGTTGGCAAAAGGCGCAGCAGCAGCAGGTATTGCTTTAGTTGCTTTTAACAAAGTATCTAAGGCTTTAACTGCACAGCTTAAAAAAGGTGTAGAGGTTTTCAAGGGTTATGAATTTGCTATGGCTAAGGTTAAGGCTATATCAGGAGCAAACACAGAGGAATTTATTAAATTAGATAAATCAGCACAAGCGTTAGGTCGTTCTACATTCTTTACAGCAGAGCAAGTAGCAAACTTACAGCTAAACTTTTCTAAATTAGGTTTTACATCTTCTGAAGTTTTAAATGTTCAAGAAGCAGCCTTACTTGCCGCAACAGCAACAGGTGAGGATTTGGCAAGAACTGCAACGGTAATTGGTTCTACTATCAGAGGTTTTGGTTTAGATGCTAGTGAAGGAGCTAGAGTTTCTGATGTTATGGCTGCTTCATTTACAAGTTCAGCATTAACTCTTGAGAAGTTCCAAACATCAATGACAAAGGTTTCTCCTGTTGCGAAACTGCTAGGGATGGACTTAGAGGAAACAACTTCTATTATGGGTGTGCTTACGGATGCGGGTATTGAAGCATCTATTGCAGGTACATCGCTTCGTAATATATTCCTAAAACTTGGTGACCCTTCATCTGACTTAGCTAAGTCTATTGGCTTTACTGTAAACTCAGGAGAAGATATGGTTCGTGAGTTTAGAAGAATGAGAGATGAAGGTGTTAATGTAGAGAAAATGCTTAAGGTTGTAGATGTAAGGCAGGTAGCTGCAATATCTACAATGATAGAACATATTGACAAGATTGAAAATCAAACCGAAGCCTTTAGAAACTCAGCAGGTGCTGCGGGGGATATGGCTGATATTATTGGTGATTCTTTGCAGGGTGCTACACTTCGTTTTCAATCAGCACTTGACGGATTGAGAATTGTTATAGTAGAATCATTTGCTCCTGCACTTCAATCTACACTTGATACATTAGCTAAGTTTTTTAATTTAATAGCTAAGAATAAAGCAACAACAATGTCTGAAAACCTTGAAATGGAAAGACATAAAATGAACGCTTTATTTGAAATAACACAAGACGAAAATGCAGAATTGTCAACAAGAAGAAAAGCCATAAACCAACTTAATAAAGATTATAAAGAGTATTTACCTAATCTAATATCTGAAAAAGATACTTTTGTTGATTTAGCTAAAGCACAGGCATTGACAAATGAGCAGATGACTAATCGTATTACATTAATGGCTGCTGAAGAATTATTAGTTGATGCTGTGCAAGAGCAGTTGACTAGAGAAAAAGATTTATTTGAATTAACCAAAAAAAGAAATGAACTTCAAGCTCAAATAACAAGAGGTGAAGCCGAAATACATCAAGGTAAGCAACGAACAATAAATCTTACTCAAAATGAATTAGATAGAACAATAAATCAAATAAAAGCGTTAAAAGAAAAAGGCGAGGGAGAGCAAGATAATATTGATTTCTTGTTAGAAAAAGCAACAGAGTTAGGTTCTAAGTTAAAAATTGTTAATGGTCAGATAGTAAATTTAGGTCAAGGCGGGAAAGATGATGGTAATGGTAATGGTGATAATGGCACACCTGCGGGTGATGACCTTGCTACAAAAACTGTAAAAGAAGCAGAGTTAAAACTACAAGCGGCAATACTTGACGCTAAAAAAGAATTTTTTGCAAGTGAGGTAGAAACTAAAGAGGAGTTTTCTCTAAGATTATTGGAGATAGAGATTGAGCATTTACAAAAAACATTTGACTTATTACAAGATGGTTCGGAACAAAAATTTGAAATAGATAAGAAATTAACAGATGCAAGAATAAAACTTAAACAACAAGAAACCAATTCCTTCTTAAAAAGCGAAGAAGATAAAAGAAAAGCTACTGAGGATAACATCAAAACAATGAAGGAAACAGGTAAACTGTTAATGCAAATTGGTGAGCAACAAGGTGAAAATAGTAAGATAACAGCAGCGGGAATTAAAATTACTCAAGCTGCTGCAATAGCTGATGGTATTCACGGATTAATAAACGCTGAGGTTGGTATTGCTGAACAAGCTAAATTACCCTTCCCATCAAACCTTATTGCTATGGCTGCTACTGCGGCACAAGTAGTTTCTGTTATAGCCAACATTAAATCATTTATTGGTGGTGGCGGTGGAGGTGGCTCATCTGATGGTGAAGCTACATTCTTACAAGATAGTCAGGGTAATCAGTTTGCTAATGGTGGTCTTACAACAGGTGGTATGTTTGTTGGTAACTCACACGCTAATGGCGGTGTTAAATTTAGAGTTGGTGGTAGAATACACGAAGCTGAAGGTGGTGAAGCAATTATCAACAAGAAATCAACAAGTATGTTTAGACCTGTATTGTCAGCTATCAATAGCTACAATGGTAATGGTGTAAAGTTCGCTGATGGTGGTTTGCTCAATAGTGGAGAGAAGTTTGCTATGGGTGGTGAGCTAAGGTCAGCACAACAATTAGTAAGCGGAGGAATGGGAAGTTCTAAGGTTGTAATCGTAGAAAGTGATATGACAGAAGTGCAGAATAGAATATCTGCTATTGAAAGTCAGGCTACTTTTTAGTATATTTGCGTATGATAAGACAGAATAGTGCCGATATTGTCAATGAGTTCATAGAGCTTATATACAATGAAGTCAAGGTGCGATACTCTGAGGAAGCAGGAATAAAGAATGTCCTGAATCATCTATCAGAGAAAGGTCTTATCGAGCCAAGAAAGCTAAGAGATTATATGATAATAAGAGATTTTGACAAGGTGTTGGAATCTAATGATGGTAACTACACGTTTACATATATGGATATATCCATTAAGTACGATGTATCAGAAAGAACCATTCAGAATATTATGTATAAACACAAGCGTAAATTCAACAAAGACTACAATATTAGATGATTACCCCATTTCTGCGAAAGATATGATACATTAATTATTAAATTTGCAAAATGAACAAATGGTATTCAATAGAAAACAAAGCAGATAATAGCGTAGAAATATCTATCTATGATGAGATAGGTGACTACGGAACATCTGCTAAGAACTTTATAGAGGAAGTTAAAGCTGTTGGAACTGCTGACATCACACTTAGAATCAACTCAGTTGGTGGTAGTGTATTTGATGGTTTAGCTATTTACAACACTTTACGTTCTCATAATGGGTATGTAAACATAAAGATTGAAGGTTTGGCTGCTTCTATATCTACTGTCATAGCAATGGCAGGGGATAACATAGAGATGTCAGAAAACGGATTCTTTATGATTCATAACCCATTTGGACAATCGGCAGGTGAAGCAGGTGATATGCGTAAGACTGCTGATTTACTTGACAAGATAAAAGAGGAGATTATGGAAATCTATTCTAAGAAAACAAACCTTTCGTTTGAAACTCTTTCGGATATGATGGATAAAGAAACTTGGTTGTCTAGTCAGGAAGCAATGGAATATGGCTTTATAGATACTATTACAGAGCCTATGAAAGTTGCTGCATCTTTTGACCTTTCTAAATTTACTAACGTAAACGAGAAAGAGATTAATGAAAAATTAAGTTTAACTAATAATAAGAAAAAAATGACCGAAGAATTAAAAACTTGGTTCAACGGTGTTAAAGAAGAAATCTTAAACGCTGTTAAAGGAGATGAAGTTTCTACTCCTTCTGAGGAAGTTTCTATTTCTATTTCTGACAATGAGGTTATCGTTAACAAGTTCGAGCAGCTTGAAGAAAACGCTAACTCTTTACGTGAAGAAAAAGAAGAATTAGCAGGTCTTGTTGGTGAAAAAGAAAGCACTATTGCTGACTTACAAAACAAGGTTGCTGATATGGAAGCTAAACTAGCAAAGTTAGAAGCTACTGAAACTAATGTAGAAGTAGAAAGCGAACCTGCAATCAACGAAAGTGATGTTGTAGTTAACGCTTGGGATGCTTTTGCTAAATCAATTTTAAAATAATTAATAAATAATATAATATGGCTTTACAATTAACAAGTTTACCAACTGTTGAGCAGTATGATGTAAACAGAGCAATCATCCAACCTATCTTTATGGGTCAGGATTATATGCAATATATGGAAGTATTACCTAACATTAAAGGTACTACTGTGATTGACAAGTTCAATCAATTAGGAAAGATTACAAAGGCTTTCACAAACGGTGCTTTCTCTGCTGAAGGTGATTCAGATAAAGGTGCTACAATTACAATCACTCCTTCTCGTGTAGAAGCTGAGATTGAGTTTAGAGCAAACGAGCTTTTCAATAAAATGAAAGGTCAATTAATGCGTGACGGACACGAGTTCGACAATGTTGAGGGTTCTGTTGTTAAGAATATTCTTCTTGACTTAATCGGACAAGGTGTAAAAGCTGACTTCAACCGTCAACTATGGTTGTCAGATATTGCTGAGGCTGATGCTGACTACGGTATCTACGATGGTATCTTCCAAGTAGCTAAAGAAGCAGGTGCAACTGCATTAACAAGAGAATATGCAGGTTTAACTACACAGGCTGACGATGCTGCTTTAGTAGCGGGTAATGGTCTTAAAATTATGCAAGGTCTTTATGATTCTGCTGCTCCTGAATTATTAGAAGCAGGAAATCACGTTTTCTTTGTATCAGGTGATATCGCTGATGACTATATGGCTTCAACTTTAGAATCTTCTAGCTTTGCTGCTGCGGGTTACGGTGCTATGGTTAACGGTGTTCCTAACTTAACTTACAGAGGTATTCCTATCATTGTACGTAGAGATTGGGATGTAGCAATCGCTGCTGATGTTGCAGAAATCAATGGTTGTGATAATGCTGCTGAAACTCACAGAGCTTTACTAACTACAAAAGATGCTTTTGTTGTAGGTACTGACTTCGATGAGAACTCTGTTGAGCAATGGTATTCTATGGATAACAAAGCGTATCGTTTTAGAGTTGCTTATATGGTAGGTGTAGCGTTGAAAGACCCTAAACTAGCTGTATATTATACTCCTAATGCAATCGCAGTATAATTCAATTTAATTAATGGGGGATGAAATACTCCCCCTTAATTTTTAACTTTTAATATATTAAAAAATGGCAATAGAAAATTTAGCTTTAGCTACTACTGACTTTGAAAAAAGAGGTGGATTAAGACACATAGGTCTTTGTGCTACATCAAATTTAACACCTACATTTACTGCTGCTGATGCAGCAAACTCTCACGCTGTTGCTTTAGTTGATAGTTCTCCATTAGAGTTGTTTGACTTGAAGCAAGGTACGGGTTCTTTAACAACAAGTGGTTCTAAAGAAAATGGTGTTATGATGTTTGAACACACCCTTTCATTCTACATCCCTAATTGTTCAAATGAACACTTTGGTAACCTACAAAAATTACTACAAGAGCAAATTGCTGCTGTTGTGGTTGACCATAATGACCAAGCGTTCTTGATAGGTATGTCTGCTGCTTTTCAGCATACAACAGGTTCAAGTTCTTTCAACAATCAAATGTACGCTACAATGACATCTCTTGAAGGTGGCACGGGTGCTGCTTTAGGCGATGAAAATGGTGTTACTGTTACTATTACTTGTTCTTCAGGAGAGCTTCCTAGAACTGTATCAAGCACGATTACTGTTGACCACGCAGCGGGTACAATGGCAATAGAATAATATTTAACTAAAAAGGAATGGTTAGGGCGTTTGCCCTTTCCTTCTTTTTTTATTATACTTGCAATATGTATAAATCAAAACTGAAAGAAGGGCTTACTGTTTTTAACGGATTTAAAGTTATGTGGGCAGGAGCAACTCAAGCTGAACTAAAGAAAGTTTATGACTTGGGATTTACTAATTTTGTAAGCAAAGAAGATGCAAAACCAAAGAAAACCAAATCAAAAACAAAAGAAGAATCAAGTAAAGACAACTCCGACAAAGAGTAGTTTTAACACTAAGTATGCTTTTGTAAACCTATCTACTCCTACGGTAGATACTGAGGTTAAGGATTTAGACAGATTAAGAGAGGACTTTATTCCTTTTGGTAAGGATAACTTATTCCCTCAATACTTAGCTGAACTAAAAAGGCAATCTTCTACTCACAGGTCTGTATTAGCACAGAAAACTACATTCACTACGGGTGGTGGTTTTTTGACTTCTAACGATTCCTTAGCTGATTTCATAGAAGATGTAAACGCTAATGGAGAAAGTTTAAAGGACTGCTTTAAAAAACTAGCTGACGACTATTATACTTATGGTAATGCTTTCTTAGAAGGTGTTGTGTATGATGGTGGTGTAAACTTCTATCATAAAGATGCTTCAACAGCTAGGGTTTCTAAAAACAAGAAGTACGTTTACTTTAACTCTGATTGGTCTAATTACAGAAAGAACAAAGAGAAAACTCAAAGAATACCTGTTTACCCACAGATTTCTAATAGTAGTTTTATTATACACTACAAGGACTATGAAAGTACATTTAACTTTTATGGTTTACCTGACTATGTGGCTGCCTTAGAACACATAGCAATAGACTATGAGATTGGTAAATTTAACCACACATCATTTAAGAATGGTTTTAGTCCTTCAGCTATCGTTACTGTTAACGGTGACTTTGGTGAATCTGAAGCAGAAAAGTTTGTTGAAACTGCTAAAGAAACACTAACAGGTAGTGGCAACAACTCAAAGATATTATTCCTTGTAAAGAATGGAGAAGATAGTAGAGGAACAGATGTTCAGATTATATCTAACAAGGAAGATGGTGACTTCTTAGATTTACAGAAGTTAACTGACCAAAACATAATTACTGCTCACAGATGGCAACCTGCCTTGAGTGGTATAGTATCATCGGGTAAGATGAACAATACGGGTAGCGAGATTAGAATAGCTTATGACTTAGCTATGAGTACAGTTATTAGAGATACTACTAATATCTTGCTAGAACCGATTAAAAGAGTTATAAATGCAGAGATGGGTATTGATACAAGTGACCTTACGGTAGCTTACGAACCACCTATCTCATTCCTTGCAGATATTGACCCTAAACAAGTATTGACTATCAATGAGCAAAGAGCAATGCTTAATAAAG